AAGATGACGGATTCAGAAATGTCGACATAGAATATCAAAAAGAAGTTCAAGACATTGCAGAAAAAATCAGGAGATCTATTAAGTTACAGAAACAGGAGGAAATGTATTATTTTCGAGCTTGGGGAATTGATGAAACCTACAAAAAGTTTTGTCAAAATTATTTGTATGGCATTATCGACTGGGGCGCACTTTGTGCACGACATAACCTATTTCGAAGAAAATACAAAAAGCCTAAAAATCAAACGGACTCCAATCAGTCTTGATATTGATATTTGTGAAGTTGGTTTTGTCTTGAAAGTATTGGCTGTTGTTCTCATAGAATGTCATTGCAAATGCATCGGCAATGTCTGGTGAGTACAACATCCTACTTTTTGAAACCAACTGAACCTTAGATGATGTCGGATCAAGTTCTATCATCAACAGCTGGTTAATGAATTCCTGATCGTCCACAATATGAACTGGCTTATTTGCCAACCACTCCTTAGCGCGTCCATACATTTCTGCACGGCGATTAAAGTATTTGTTCTTGTCATCTGGAGCTTCACCAAAGTTTACAGGGTTTAATCCCATGACACCCATCTCTCTGAGCCGATCGTAGACACCGCAACCTAAGCCCCCAACATCGACATACACAAAGTTTGGTCGCTTCTCGGCAATCTTATTGTACAAAACTCGTGCCAAATACATTGTGTCTGCCATTGGTTCAAGATTTTCTACCTTAGCAATATTACGACCTTTACGCCATACAAGGGCAGTCTTGTCTCTCATGCGTGATGGGTCAATACCAAGCACCAAAGGTGAGCTGTTGTCTGGAACCTCCTCTTGTTTGATGGCTTCCTCAATGGTGTTGAAATCAAAGAAAGAGTTATTGCTCGAAACAGAAAATGCTTCCTCTGGAGTGTTTGGATACTCACGTGCAAGCATGATATCCGAGCCCAACTCAAGACGCTTCTGACGATACCAAAAGATTTGATCATTATCGAGTTTGAACTTGTCTTTGAGTTCTTTCTCTTTGTCGGTCAGCTCAAAGTCTTTCGGTGCTTCCATACGATACTCTTCCTGATCATACCATGGAATAAACACATAATCAAATGGACTATCTTTAGACAGACTCTGTTGGTACATGTCCCACAAAGCTTTACGTCCTGAGGATGTGGATTCAATCAATACAACCGAGCGATTGCCATTAGGGATAGACTGCGAAAGACCAGCCCAGAACTTTTTCCAATCAGGATAATAATCAACCTCAGTGAGATGGACAATGTCATACCTATCGCCACGAGACTGACCCTCTGTCGCAGCCCATTCACCGAAGCATATGGAGTATCCGCTTTGACCATGATCAATTTTTAATTGCGTACTGGTTTGATGGCTTGCTGGCATTTGCTGAAGCTTCAATGTTTGCATGTCAATCAATCCACGAAAGGCTTTTTCTCGTAAGTCTTTCTCACGCTGTGAAACAATGAGCCCAGTTGTCTGAGGATAGTAGGATAGCTTCCAAAGAATCATTGCCCTACAGAATGTAGAGATTCCCTGCTGACGACCTTTAATGATGACCAAACGAATCTGATTGTTCTTCTCCATCTGCTCTTTACACTTCTGATAGAGCTTGTTCTGCGCGTTGTTAAGCTTCATGAAAACACGCTGGTTCTCTTTGTTGATGATGCGAATGCTGTTCTCGCAACACCACTTGAAGCTCTTTCTGCACTCCAAAGCGAAGTTGTAGTTCGCTCTTCTCGCAGCTCCTACATCCAGCGTGCGAAATATTTTGCCTTTGTAATCGTCTAAGTTTGGTTCCCAATCCATATCTAGTGTCCTATAAGACAAATGGGGGACGGTATGCTGTTGACGTCTCCCCCCATTAGTCCATGAAAAATAAAAACTATTAAAACTCAATAACTATACTATCGACTTCCTCCGCCGTTGTCAATGTGTTAATTTGCTCGCGGTAGGACCATTTTTTAGCATAGAGCCCCTTAATGTGTCCTATGATTTCCTTTTGAAGCAACTCAACCTGAATGCGTGTTAACTCATGGAATTGATTGTTGTAGTCGCAAAACATTTCTTTGTCATCTGCGCCCATTACCAACAATAGATTTCCAACATTGCGCAAGGCGTCATTGTTGGCATCAATCTCGACACCAAAAGAGCATGTCATATGGCCATTCTCAATAGCATCATTGAATTTTGTATCAAGCTCAGCAAGTTTATTTTGCCGAGCATAATACAGTGTTGCTTCTGGTTCTAAAGCCTTTAACTCATCCATTGATGGCTGAGGAAGTTTGTCAGCGATATTCCATTCAGCAATATAAGGGTCTTTGCAATCGCAATCATCGAAAACAACAGCGTCAAACGGAAAATGGATTTCAACGCCGTTTTTAATTCCGTAATAACTTAAAACTAATGTTGTATTTAACATTTTTAAACTCCTAAAAAAACTCCTGTCATTCTGTTTAAATTTCCTATTGTTTGTGGTATGCATCCAGTTATTGTATACCGACTGTACGCCTTAGTTCCTTTTGTGAGTTTTAAAAGCCATGATTTTGTCCCAACGTAATAGTAAAAATAGCCATACTCACGAAAGTAATGAGATGTAAAACTAGGTCTAATCTCCAACATGTGGGGAAAACCAGTAGGGCTTGCTATATACTGCCCTTGCAAATAATAACTAAAAGTAAACAACCACCAACCAGATACCGGTATTGTGTATTCTGATGTTGAAATATCAAAATCTGCAGCATTTGATATTGAAGTAACCTCATCATATAGCACCTTTGTGGAAGCAGTTGTTGTTATTGTTTGGCCTGAAACACCAACATCAACGTAATGCGCAACATTTCCTTGACCAATCCAATCACTCCAAGTAGTGCCACCATCTTGCGAACTTCTATAAAAATGTTTACCACCATAAATGTCATAATAATCTTGCCACACGTGTGTTAATATTCTTCTTACAACTAGATTTGCTGTGGCGTTTGCTGTAGCACCATCAGGTCTGTCGGTGACGTTTGTCCCTGTAATCTCAAAAGAACCAGCCGTATTGTATGTGTTTAAACTAGCATTTTCTATTTGTGGAGTTTTGTCTATGTTTAAACAATCAAGAGCAGACCATGCTGTAGCGTTGTCTCTGGTTGTTATTATGCCCTGTCCAGCAGTTCCTAATGCGTTCAATCCAGTACCGCCGTCGGCAACAGCTAAAGGTGTCGTAAGTCCTGATATTGTACCACCAGTAATGGCAACATCTGCCATAGTACCGCCAGTGATAGCTACAGCGTCAGAAGCTTGTGTGCTCATTGAACCCAATGTAGCCCATTCAGGAGAATTACCTCCAGCGTTGACCTTAAGAACCTGACCTGCAGTACCAATTCCAAGCCGTGTGTCTGCACCTACACCACGAACAATGATATCACCCTGCGTAGTTGTAGGTGTGACATAACCATCACCCCATTCAGGCATTGTTCCTCCTGGATTCATCTTAAGATATTTTCCAGCAGAACCACGCGCAAGACGTACATTATTCGTGCCATCATGCGTTAGAACATCACCTTGAGAAGTTAAAGGACTGAGTCCATCAAAAGCAGCCGTCTTGGTAATTTGTCCAGTACCACCATCAGCAATCGCCATTGGAGCTGTTAAGCCAGAAATTGTACCGCCAGTGATGGCAACAGCATTTGCATTTTGGTCTGCCATTGTACCCAATGTTTCCCACTGTGGGTCATCGCCATCCATACGGAGCACCTGATCGTCAGCACCCTTTGCCAAAGTACTTGCAGCTCCTCCAGCGTCACCAACAATCATATCACCTTGTTGCGTAATGTTTGTTAGAGATGAATCTATTTCATCGCCATTCTGAGCAACCGTAACACCATTGCTTCCAGTGAAAGAACGAAACTGAACGTGATTTCCTACGGTGTTTTTGTACCAATTAGCCCCTCCTCCTTGTTTATCAAAAACAGGGAAAGTTACCTCTGAAGGTGCTGCGTAAAGATAGATGTCATTTTCATTTTGTACAAGTTGAATACCATCTTTTGCAACAAGAGTCCTGAGCTCTAAAGTACCACCATTTAACCGATTTCCAACCTGAGCACCAGTGCCCAAATTGTTTAACGCACCCATCTTTGTATCGGCATAATCTTTTGTTGCCTTTGAAGATGGAACTTGAGTATCGCTTGTAGCACCAGTTAAGTCTGTATTGAGTACACCAGCTTTTAGATTGTCTACTTCAATATCGGTTATTGTGTTATTGTCGGCATTGATTGTTTTATTGGTTAACGTCTGGGCGTCTGTAGTACCTACGATATCTCCAGCAGGCAATGTTTTGTTTGAGCGTTTAATTTCTGAACCACCAACGCCATTAAACAATACTACTTCTCCATCCGAACTTGAATTTGTTACGGTTGTAACAGCCTCAGGAGTTAATTGTGCTAATGGAAGCCTTCCGTTAGAACCAAGCGTTGCAACACCATTTGGAGCACCTTTTTCACCAGTAGTAACATAACCGCTATGAGTATGCAATCCATCCGCATTGCTTCCACCAGTTAATGCATTCTTCTGAGCTTGAGAAAGGAATCGTGAGTCATCTCCAGCAGCTACCGTACCTGCTGTTGTACCTACATTGCGTGTTGCAGAATCACCTAAGCCAAGATTTGTTCTTGCTGTTGCGACATTTGCAACATCAGATAGATTCTGATCCTTGCGCATGTAGTCGTTGAGGATACCCGTGACTGGGTCATCATAGGTTAGATTTCCTTGATTGTCCCATGAAGCATACTTGTTTCTACGATCATCAACAGAAGGAAGTTCTCCTGCCATGATACCTTCGACCATGTCTACACGAACACAACGTTTTACATCACGCGCTAACTGCTGTGTCTGCCATGTTAAATTATCAATCGCTTCATTAGCAGCCGCAACATTAACTGTAGAGCCAGTGAAATCTGTCTCACGGGCTTCAGGAGTACCAGAGTACAAAACAATGGTATCACCTGCAGACGCAGCATTAGTCAACGTAACACGCTTATTTGCTACATCTACAGTATAATCTACACCATAATTTAGTGTTGTTTTTGTATGTGTAGCTAAGACGTACTGTATTACTTTTACCTGTCCAGGATAAGCACTGGGAACATCCCAGTCATAATTAAACACAGTCTGTCCAGCTACTGCTGTTGTCTTTTCATAACGATCATTTGGTAGTACGCTCATCAGTGTCCTCAGTTAAATTGTTATCTTGTTTTTCTTTTACCGTATTTAGCTTTTAATGTTTCCTCTGCCTTATTAAAAAAGTATGCGAAAGCAGGATTGTTTTGGCTTGGCAAAAGCTTCCTTAGCGCATGAATTTGTCCATCAGAAGCACCCGCTCCAAACAAAGCATTGTATACACCACCTACTGCTTTCGTAACATCAGATCCGAAACCTAAAACAGTTCCTTGAACAGACCTCAAAAAGTCTTGATTCGCAGAATTTTGTTCTGTGCTGAAACCAACTAAAGAAGCCCCCAAACCATATATATCTCCATAGTATGACATAAAGTCGCATTCTTTTAATGCTTGTTCTATGAGTTGAGTCTCTGTCAGTTCATATCCGCCGTTTTTCATTCGGATCAAAGACCGCAAAACGCCGATATTCATCATCATAACGGCACCTGCAAAAACCGAAAAATCTCTTTTCTGAAGTCCAGGAATCATACATTTTTCGTATGCACTCCACGTAAAACGTTTAAACTGGTTAAACAATCTAAAAAATGGATGATCGAGGGAAACAGGAACTGTTCCTGCTCCTGGAGT